CAAATGTTGTTAGTTCTGAAATAATCTGATAGTCGCAGAAAATTAGTTTATCGTCTTCGACTAGAGTCCTAAGGTTTGAGCACCCTACCTTCTTAGTAACCTGACTCATCTTGACTCCTAATTGAGTCTTGACACCAGAAAATCCTGACCCAACAATTTGACCTGCCCTTCCCCGCATGGCAACCATCAAAAGGTTTTCATATTCTAAATCATAGAATAGGATTGATGCTACTTGGTCGCCAATATCATTGACCTCACATAAAACATAAGCATTGTTGTATCCTCGACCAACTTCATCAATAATAGATGGGAAGAGCATCGGTTTGATTTCATTATCTCGGAACGTGGCAACAATTTTATAAGGGAATTTAGTAATATCAAATACACAGAATGTGCTGTAGTCTTTTCCTACACCACGTGCAACGTCAACTGTAATAATATAATCACCTTTTTCTCTTGGGGTTTCAAAAACTGATAATTTTCCGTTTCTCTTTACTGGGTCTTCAAAGACCATTGATTTTAGTTTAGCAGCAGAGATTAGGGTATCAACAGATCCTAGAAACTCACACTCAAACTCAATCTGAAACTGTTGCTCTGAAGTGTTAGCAATGGTTTGTTTTTTCCACTTAGCATCTCTTCCTGGAACTTCAGACCAGTGCACTTCAGTAGGAACATATTCATTCTTACCACGTTCAGCATCATGCCACATCCTATAGAAGTGGTTCATGCCATGAGGAGTAGATACAATAATTACTTTGGAAGATTTACCTGATGAGATCGTGGGATATACTGATGCAAAGAAATCATCTGCCAGGTGGTTTGCAACAAACGCAAACTCGTCCAGGAAGATGATGTTGAAAGACATACCTCGTACAGCAGATGCTGAGGTTGATGCTGCGATGATCTTAGAACCGTTCTCCAGTTCCATAGATCCTTTGTTCCAAGCTATGATGCCTTGCTGCATCCAACTCGGCAAGTTCTCGTACGCCAGTTGTAGTCTGCCGAGGAGATCACGAGCTGTAGCTGCTTTGTTTGCGAGGATTCCGATGTTGACGTTATCATTGAAGATTGCGTAGTGCAATAGATACGACACCACAGTTGTAGACTTTCCAGTCTGTCGTGGCATCTTGCAGATGTTGAATCTGTTCGCGTGAAAGTTTCTGATCAGATTCCTTTGGAAAGGATACATCTCAAATCCAACGAGACCTTCATCAACGTTGACAATTTTTATATATTTTTCTGTAAAATAAACAGGATCATTTTTACACCGAACAAACTCAACAATGTGGTCTTCGGTGAACTCCTGTGAGGTATTTGCTTTTTTTAGATTAGGATTACCAAGATAAATGTCACTCATAAATTACCTAATCAACATTTCCATTTTCTAAGGGCAAGAGCTTTACGAGTAGGTTCGCCATTTGGTTTCTTCATTGGTCCTTTGACTCCACCCATTCTCGCACAGAAGGATCGCTTTCTAGGACCCCCTTCAGGTTGAGGAGCCTTGAGATCAGAACCAGGATTCTCGCGTTCGTAAGATTTGCGTCCTTTTTCATTCAATCCACCTTTTTTGTTCTTACCTTCTTTACGCTGCCATGCAGCAGATTCTAAGATAGGGACAACAGTGTCAACATACTGTTGGAAAGTAATACCTTCTTTCCAAGAGGATTTCCCAAATGCAGCAGTAGCACCACCAATAGTATCTTTTGCTACTCCTGCTGCCCACCCGATTGCTTTTGCTGCTAGATGTCCTTTTGATCTAAGTTTCATCCCACCCTTACCTTTTGGTTTCGGGGTGCCTGGTTTTTTACCGGCAGTCTTTGCAAGAGCACCACCTTTTTCTCTGGTCATTTCTTTTCCACCAGCGCCTGATGGAGGACGGCGTTGACCGCCAGGACCACCAATACCACCAGAACCAGAACTAGAACCAGAACTAGAACCAGAATCTTTCTTATCCCCAGAACCTGAAATTTTCTTTTCAGGAGTTACATCACGGACCTTCACCTTCTTCACACCCATGTCTACTGCCTTACCCCCAGCAGAAGACACACGCTTGCTATCACTAGAGCCACCAACCTTATTAGACTGACTGCCTTGTGAATTACCGCCACGCTTGGCAAGAGGACCACCTTTTTGTGTGGATGTGTTGTTGGATTTATTGGCACGTGCTTGCGCCTGCTTACGCACTCTATCTGCTTTATCTGCCCCGCCCGGATTCTTTTGCTTATAGTCGTTGAATTGATCGTCGCTCATTTTAGCGAACGCATCACCAGGTGCTTCAAAAATAGGCAATCTATAAGTATAATTCATCGGGAAGACTACTTATCGGTATTATTTAGCAGACCTTTTTTGATCATCTTTTGTAGTTCACTTGTGCTACCTACAAACAAAGCATTATTAGTAACGTTTTTAGGACCATCTTCTGCTTTCAGATCCTTCATTTTCTTTTGTAGATCAACAATCTTGTCAGTTACATCCCCAACGTGTTTGATCAACTGTCCAGCAACTTCATATGCCCTAGGATGTTGTGTATCCATACACACGTCAAGGATACCGTTTACTGCTTCTTGTCCTTTCTCTACAAGATTATACAGTTGAGCACGAGAATATTCATAATCTAGATCAGGAGCATCTGGGGTCTCCTTGATCTTTTTATTGATTGCTTTTGTTTCACTAACAATCTCAGACTTTACATCTAGTGCTTTATCAATAGCATCAAAATTTTTCTTCACAAATCAGTACCAGAAACAGGACTAAATTCAAGACCATCCGCATCAAAGAAAGATCTAGTCTCTGAGAATCCAAAGGTATCCCCATAATCAATAATATTAGAATCAACTGAGTTGACTAGATCGATACTATCTCCACTAGAGTGTAAACCACTGATAGTGCTAAACTGTGCACGGTTGACAATCAAATCGTTACCAGAAATTTCTTTGATTCTCATAACTTCACTATTGATTTGTATATATCCACCAACAGTAAAAGAAGATCCTGAGGTAACTTTTACAAGTGTTGCTTTTTGATTGAGGGAGGCGGCAAGAGACCCTGTGCCATCATCATTATAATCTTTGGTGGCTTGTGGAACAACAGTGTACCGTTGCTCCCTTGGAGCGCGGATAGTGGTAGCGTAATCGATTTGAACTTTTTTGATAATTCCATTTTCGTCCGTAGGAACTTCTTGGTAAAAGTAAGTTTTTGCTACGAAATCAAGATCATATTGAATGAATCTACGAGTTGAAAAATCACCCTCATACTCATCAGTAAAAGATACATTTGATAGAGTAAAAGGAATATCTCTTTTTTCTTCCACACCTTCCAGCATATTTACTGTTACGCTATATGCAGGTTGGAAAAATGGTAAAATTTGTTCTATAATTTGAAGAGCGTCATCTTGCAACTTAGTCGCAAAACTAAGTCTAAATCCCACATCATATGGGACTGGTAGAAACATTTTTTTGATCTTCGTCTTTTGAGACGGAGATTTCATAGTAAATTTTTGAATTGGAGATGCTTTTCTAGTAGCATCATAAGTATACGAAGACAACTCAAATGACAAGCGAGGTAAAGTGATCGCTACATTGTCATCGAAATTTGATTGTTGTTCTACACGTGCAAGGAACCTTTGAATAGGTCCGTATGCAATAGGAACTTTTATTTGACTAATAGATTTTCCATCACTAGCATATTTTTTGATAGTGATATTATTGAACAGAGTGCCGAATGCAACTACAGTCTTCCGAATAGTCTCATTGTAAAAATAATTACCAATCATTACACTTCACCAAATGGATTTTTCTCTGTAAAATCTAAAATACCGTTTGCTTCACTCTGAATTACGTCTCCAGTGTTGAACTCGTCTTCGGTATCATCATAGTCAATAGTATTTAGACGATATGCAGAACCCTCATTATCAACGATCAGTTCACCAACTTGGAAGTCATTGCTGATGTTGCGTGCTGTGACGGTTAGAGTAGATGCATTCCATGATGTAACAAATGCTGTACTGAGAGAAGATTGCCCAGTAATAATTTCTCCATAAGAGAATGTTCCGACACCAACGGTTCCAGCAGCAGAAACTTGAATAGTAGGTGCGCTACTATAACCACTACCAGCGTCAGTAATCCGAATAGAAGCAAGGTTTCCAAGATTTCCGAGCACACCATAACCTTGGGCAGTGTGACCTGCTCCAGGAGGTGCGGAGAAGGTAATCGTGGGAGGAATAACATACTCACCACCACCAGAGGTAACGGTAACAACACCGACACCACCTGATGTGGAGATTGCAACTTGCGCCGCGCCACCAACACCCTTACCATCCTCAGGAAGGAACTGGATGGTGGGAGTCATTGTATAACCAGTGCCTGGATTAGTAATATAGAGTTCGCTAATCCTACGGCGACCAAATCCTGAGGTAACGCTAGTAATAGCAACGACAGTTGCTGTTGTTCC